CGGAGTTGCTAACACTGTAGGTGGTGTCTTAGACACCGCCCATGGTGTGCTCAAATCTATTACAGGTATGGGTGACTACCGAGAACGTGCCCGAAAGCATGCTCAATTGTCTAAAGGTAAGAAATTTGAAGATCAAATTACTAACTGGCAGACTATGAACATGGGGGCGATGAATGTGCAATTTGGTGGCGGTACAGCCCCAAAGATTGCGCATCGTGAATTCATCGGATACGTGTATAGTAGCACTCTGTTTGCTACTACTGAATACCGTATCCAGCCAGGATTAAGAGGTACGAAAGTCCTCTTTCCCTGGGGTTCTAGTGTGGCTAATTGTTTTGAGCAGTACCAGTTAAATGGTATGATTCTCGAGTACAAATCCACTAGTACCAATTATTCATCAACACAGAGTTTGGGCTCTGTGATGATGTCCACAGTTTATGATGCTGAGGCGCCTTTATTGGCAAATCAGCTTGCAGTTAATAACCACGAGTTTACCACTAGTGATGAACCCTGCAACTCCTTCATCCATCCCATTGAGCTTGCTCTTGATCAGAGTTCACTTGCCACCCACTACGTGGATTCGTCCAATGCTAGTGCTTCTGGCAGTGACTCTCGATTCAATGACATTGGTATCTTTCAGATATCAACCGTCGGTAATCAAACCGACGGAGCTGTAATTGGGGAGTTATGGTGTTCTTATGACCTAACTCTTTTGAAACCATTATTGCCTGACCTTCATGCCGGTACTACTTACTTTGATTCAATCATTTGTAATATGAACGGTACTCCAGGCCAGCTTTTGGATGGTGCTCATAGTATAGATCAAGAGAGTTCATATCCTGTGAAGTATGTTAATGCGTCAATCATGCAGCTGCCTGTGGGCTATGCTGGTACTTACCAGATGACAATCTGGTATAGTGGCTTTGGAGAGACTACCTTTGGGAAAACAGTACCAAGGGTTTCCTCCTGGGGCACAGACATCACTCCGATGTTCTTCGCACCCGGTACAACTGGTGTGCGTCGCGCAGCAAATCATATCCAAACGCTCGCTGCTATTACTGGTGATGCGATTTATCACGACTGGACTAACTCCGCTAATGGAGTTGGTTCTATCGAGACTTTTCAATTCTCCACAATCGCCGAGTCTTTGGCGAATAACACGATCACGTTTACTTTGCCTAGTGGCTTTTCAGCCTCTAGCACAGTTTGTGCGGCTATTCTGATCAACGCTGTTGATAATGATATGCTTAGCGGTACCTTTGGGCCCTCATTGCCCACTGCAGCTCTTCGTCGCAAGTCTCCCTCAGCTTTGCAAGTTGAGGCTGAAATGCAGCGTAGGATTGCCGATTATGATGAGAAGCAAAGACTCTTAGAATCTAAGCTTTTACGTCTTGAAGCCTTCTTAACTCGAAGTAACTCGCCTATTGTTGTTGAGGAGGAAAAAGAGTCTGAACTTGAGAAGTCTGTCCATCTTTCCAAAGAAGAATTGAACAGGCTGCTTAATCCTGATTCTGGCCCCTCAAGCAACTTGGCTCAAGTTCCTCGATTTTTGAAGAGCATGATGCAATGAACTTTAACATATTAATAACAAGTAGAGCGTTTCCCTTATTACACAAGGGTTTTAGTGAGTGCGAATCTCCACCCAGTACAGTGGGCG